ACAGTCAGGCGGTCTAACGCAATTAGGGAGGCTCTACACCTACTCAATACCCTTTGAGGGTGTTATGACTACCGACAATAATATAATGTCGTGGACAGGCTTAAAATCGCTTGAAAGAGTTAAGATAAACTGGGAAATTACAGGCGATGGCATAGAGGGTGAGCAAGGGCAAGGATTTATAGAGAATTTAGAGATATTGGGTGAGGTTCAGGATTTTATTAAATTTAGCGGTAATATAACAGGATATGACTGATTTAATGCTTTATATAAACGATACGCCAGTTGGGTGTTTGCTGAGTAATAATCTAGCTGAGAATATTAGCTTTATTAAAACCTGCAAGTCAACGCAAGACATGGCTCAAAAGCAGTTACCTCAGTTGCATTCTTATTCGATTAGTTTTGAAGCGGTCTACTCTACAGATCAGGCAATAATAGGTTGGGATCAGTTAAAAGATTTAGGCAGATCTAGGCAAATTATGGATTGGTCGATGCTGAACACAGATACGAATGAGGGCGATGCAGGTGAGGGATTTCTGGAATCTTTAGAGATTAGCGGAACTAGTGAAGATTTTGTTAAATTTACAGGAGTTATTACCGGATATGGAGCGATTGTAAATGCAGCTCTAGCTTATAATGTCTGGGCGCAGGATTCAGGTGTTTATGTTGATAATGGTGGTGGTTTGTATGTATTTGTAAATTAAAATATTATGCCAGTAATTAATGGAGTTTATTTAAAGGATTTTACGGCATTACCGAGTTCGGTAACGGATGCTAATATAATACCTATTGCCATAACGGGCAATCAGATTGCGTATAGAACGACAGTAGCAGGTATTGTAACGGATGCTAGAGTGACTAGTAAATTATTGACTGGCTTATCAGTCACAGGATCTGCTATTGCCGCAACCGATACGATATTAGAGGCATTCGGCAAAGTCCAGAACCAGATCAATAGCAAAGTGAGTTCCGTTGGCTTAACAATGCCATCGGCTTTTAACGTAGCTAACTCACCAATAACAAGCGCAGGAACTTTAGCAGTAACCGCAGCGGGTGTAGCATCTCAGTACATTAGAGGTGACGGCGCTTTGGCTGATTTCCCTACAAATGGAGGAGGCGGTTCGTCTGTTTCCTATTATCTAAACGGCTCTGTTAGTCAGGGTACTTTTGTAGGTAATACTTACTACGAAATGAACAAAACGCCTGTTATCGGGACAGGTACTGATTTTACTATTGGCGCTAATGGATATATTGCGCAATTTATAACAGATGCAAACGATCCTGGTTCTTTACTAATACCGGGCGGAAATTGGAACGTAGAGATGTACTTTAGTGCATCATCTAGTGGAGGTACTCCATCTTTTTATGTAGAGGTCTACAAATATAACGGCACTACGTTTACGCTATTAGGTACAAGCTCAGCTACTCCAGAGGGTATAACAAATGGAACGGCAATAGATCTTTATTATACATCGGTAGGTATTCCTGAGACTGTTTTAGCAATAACAGATAGACTTGCTATTAGGGTTTATGTTACTAACTCAGGCAGAACAATTAAATTGCATACTGAAGATAATCATTTATCAGAGATAGTTACAACATTCTCAAATGGTATAAATACGCTAAACGGATTAACGAAACAGGCTCAATACTTTGCAGTTGGAAGTACAGGAACAGATTTTGCAATTTCAAGCTCAGTTGATACGCATACTTTTAATTTACCTACGGCATCTGCAACAAATAGAGGTGCTTTAAGTTCAGCCGATTGGACAACTTTTAATAATAAGCAAGGTACAATAACGCTTACAACCACAGGCACAAGTGGGGCAGCGACATTTGTAGCAAATACGTTAAATATTCCTAATTATGCAGATGGCGGTATTTTGTCATTATCAGCTATTGGTGCAAGTCCAAACGCAAATGCTGCTACCATTACAGGCACAGTATTAAATTTAGAACCTGCATCAGCTTCATTTGGTGGAGTTATAACCACAGGAACTCAAACTTTTGCAGGTGCTAAAACATTTAGTTCAGATATTTCAGTAAATACTACTATGACTGTTGGTCGTGGTGGTGGAGGAATTGCATTTAATACTGCATTAGGAGCAAACGCATTATATTCTAATACAACAGGTTCATTAAATGTTGCATTAGGCTATCAAGCAGGATTCGGTTCATTAGGTACAAACGCTAACACAACAGGCTCAAATAATATTTTTATAGGTTATAATTCAGTAGGTTTATCTGCAACCGCATCTAATAGAACATGGATTGGAAATGCTGCAACTACATCAACATGGCTTGGTGGTAGATTATTAATAGGAAGCACAACTGATAGTGGTAATGCAGCTATACAAGTAACTGCTACAACATTATTGGGATTATACGCAAGTGCTACAACAGGTGTAGGTGTGCAAGGAAATTCATCTGGAACAGGTGGGAGTGGTGTATATGGAAGTTCAGGAAATGGATATGGAGGTGTTTTTTATAATGATTCAACAACTTATCCTGCATTAGAGGTTAATAATAATAATGAATTAGCAGGTAATATTGCAGTATTTAGAAGTGTCGGTACTAGTGTATTTATTATTAATAGTTTAGGAAACATAAGTAATGGAACATACACCTATACGCTACCATCAGCCACAGGCACTTTAGCTTTGACATCTGCTTTGAGTGGTTACTTACCATTGACAGGTGGTACGCTTACAGGTAGTTTGACAGGAACAAGTGCCACGTTTAGTGGGAATATAGGAGTAGGTGGTGGAACTCCATCTATATTTACTGCATATTCAGTTGCATCATTTGGTAGTTTATCAACAACAAGTAATGGAATTACAATAGCAAGTACAACAACGGGAAATGGTTTAATTGAATTTGCGGATGGAACTGCTGCTGCTGCATATCGTGGTTATATTCAATATGCACATACTGCTGATTCTTTAACATTTGGAACGGCAGGTTCTGATAGGCTCACCATAGCATCCACAGGAGCAGCTACGTTTAGTTCAGGTATTTCAGTAGGTGCAGCAACTGCAACAACAGGAGGTATTCAATTTCCTGCTACTCAAGTAGCAATAGCAAGTGCTAATAACTTAGATGATTACGAGGAGGGAACGTGGACGCCTGGACTATCATTTGCTAATGCAACAACAGGCATTACTTATTCTTCTCAATCAGGCACATATACTAAGATTGGCAGACAGGTCACAGTTAATGGTTATTTTTCGTTATCAAATAAAGGTTCTGCTCCAGGATTTGCATCTATAACTGGTTTACCTTTTACCATTGCAAATACTAATGGCAATTATAGCGTCCCATCATTGCGGATAAATAATATTACTTATACAGGTTCATTTATGGGAATTGCTGGAATTAATACAACATCTATACCAATGGAACAAGTATCCGAAGCTGGAACTTTAACAGATATAACAAATACTAATTTTTCAAATAGTAGTTCAATTATATTATCATTTACATATTTCGTATAATCATGGCAATCACAGAAAAAAACATCATAGATGTAATTGAAATTTTAGAAAACAATACTATCCAAATTCGTAATGCAAACATTATAGAAAGAGATGGTATTGAAATAGCTAAAACATATCATAGGCACGTTATAAATCCTTTAGATGATATAACTAACGAAGATGCAAAAGTTCAAATAATAGCTAATGCTTTATGGACAGAAGAGGCAATTAATAATTATAAAGCATTAATAGCACCTATTGAGCCGATAGTACCAGAAGTTACGACTCAAACTGAGCCTAAATCTGAGCCGATAATACCGAGTGATAATAATTTAGAATAACTATATTTGACCAAACCAAAAAAAGATGAAAACCAAAGAAGCAGAAGTACAAAAATTAAAAGTTGAATTAACAGTACAAGAATGGGAGGCAGTATTAGCAGTTATAGAGCAGTCAACATCTCCGCACATTCAAGTTAAATCAGTAGCCGCAGAATTAGTTAAACAGTTACAACCTCAGATAAAAGATGACAAACAATAACGCTGATTTAGCGACCATAGTAAGTGTATCAGGTGCAGCATTGTCTGTAGCTAACATACAACCAATAGTAACTTTGATTGCTTCGGTGGTCGCTATAATAAGTGGTATTTTTGCCATTCGTTATTATTACAGGGCAACTAAAAACCTAAAGAAATGAAAAAAATCATCATAGCCATA